GTTTATTCTTGCGGCAAAGTCTGTTTTAGATAATTTAGATTGTGCGATGACCTGTGAAATCCTGTCATTTATGTCAGCCAATGTTACACCTCCTCTCTACTTATTTTGTATCTTAACAGAAAGATACTCTGTCGTCAAGGCTTTTTACGCCTCAGTTGTAAAAAATATCTTGACAAACATCTCTGAGTTGTGTTAGAGTACAACCAAGATGTGAACAGGAGGTGATCATGGTGTCCGAAAATGACAAGAGAATCATGGACGTCTTTGCCCGTGTCATCCCGAATCTGAGCGACCTGGAAAAGGAGAAGCTGCTGGCCTTCGGCGAGGGCATGGCCTTCAAGGCGGACCAGCAGCGGGCCGCCCAGGCCGGGGCGTGAGGGAGGGCGAGAGGAACAAAGGGGGGAGGTGAGAGGGGTGGAGATGGAACAGACAGGGACACGGCTGAAAAAGGCGCTATTGCAATTCGTTGAGCGGGCCGCCGGTGAAAACGCAAAGCCGGAAGAGATTGCGGCTCTTCCGGCAGTTGCTGAGGCTCTTGTACGTGCATGTAACTCGTTTTACTCTGACTGATCGATAAAGCGATTTTGGAGAGCCTCAATGAAATCAGCCAGTTCGTTCGCACCATCTTTGTCGATCGTGATGGCTGTTCCATTAGCAGAACAAAGCGCTTTTGCGATCTCTACAGACTGTTTCATTGCTGCATCCTGAGACATTTTTATCATTGCCGCTCACCTCCTTTCGCCGTCATTATAGCACAGGCGGCGGGAGGGGGCAAGGAAGGGGACGTGAGGAGGCGAGTGGAAAAGCCCCAGATGACCAGACATAGCGGACAAGTTGCCAGCCATAACCTAAGAGAAAGGAGGCGGTCGCCATGGAAGGAACGTTCGTGAACAAACCTAATGTGCAGCTGATCTATGACACGATAGCCAGGATCGTTGGGGAGAAGTATGGGGTCAAGATCACTATGACTGCCATCCCGAAAAAAACAGAGGAGGAGACATCATGAAGGAGATCAGCGACATCACGCGCCGCTTCCTGGCGGCGCATCAGGACAAACAGGTGGATGTGATCATCAAGAACGGCTATCAGGTCCACTGCCGGCTCATCGGCTGGGACAGGTGGTCCCTGCTGGTGGAGGTGGACGGCGCGGAGCAGCTGGTGCTGCTGGATGCGGTGTCCACCATCGCCCCGAGGAGGTGAGGGGCGCGTGTGGGACAAGCTCAGGCGGGGCCGCCCCCGGCTGTATGAGGCCATCAAGTGGGGCGTTTTTGCTGGCGCTGGCGGTATACATGGGGAGGTGCGGCTAGATATGGGCGCATGCACCCAAGTTGCGGCCCTGGCGGACCAGATGCCGGCGGAGCTGGCGGAGCGGTGCAGTGGGGACAAGCTGTGGACGGCGGTGCGGCTGGGCCCGCACACCTGGCAGGCGTGGCTGCGGGACGGCGAGGTGATCACCGCGATGGTCATGCCGGACGGAGCCGTAAAAATGTGGGAACAGGGGGTGGATCGGATGTATCGTGAGATCGTGACGGAGCGGCGTGTGCGGGCCCGGCTGGCGGTTTGGTTCGGGCGCCGGCGGGTGGACCACGTGGAGGCCGCAGGGCCAGACTGCTGGCGGGCGCGGCTCGTCGACGGCGGCCTGGCCTACGCCACCGTGGAGGAGGACGGCTCGATCACCATCAACGAGGAGGTCCCTGTGTGCTAATAAAAAAGCGCCCCGCACAGCGTCCAGGCTGTGCGGGACAGGGGATGCAATGACAATCAAATACATGCCTAGTATAGCATCCCCGAGAGAAAAAATCAAGGGGGTATAGATCTATGGTGCCTGATGATCTGCGGGAGAAGTGGGAGCTGGTCCAGGCCAGGGCAGAAGTGCTGTTCCTGGCGGACCACGGCGGGGGCTACCCGGACTGTCTGGCCAGGGGCAGCCTGACGCCTGCGGGACGGTGGGTGGCTTTGCGCCGCCTGGGCTTTCGGGTGGCTGAGGAGTACGAGATGCCGGGCCGGGACTGGGACGAGCTCCAGCCGTGGGTGCGGCTGACCAACGATGTGGCGGTGAGTTTGGCAGACGGGTTCGTCAGCCGGGTAAAGGGGTGAGGCGGTATGAGTGAGTCTACATACAAGTCCGGGCGGAAGAAGGGCTTTGTCGTACTCTACCGCGCCGCCGCCCAGGACGCCCGGCTGACCCTGGAGGCCAGGGGGCTGTTCGCCATGATGGTGAGCCTGCCGGACAACTGGGAGTATACGGTCTCAGGGCTGGCGGCCAAGGCGGGCTGCGGGAAGGACAAGATCCGCCGGCTGCTGAAGGAGCTCCAGGATGTGGGCTACCTGATGCGGGAGCAGGGCCACGACCAGGGCGGGAAATTCGCCGGGAACGTCTACGTCTTGCAGGACGAAGCACCGTTGTCTGGAAACACCGACAACGGTGATAGCCGTCAACGGTCAGAGCCGTCAACGGGAAAACCGTCGCCGGTTTTTACGACACAAAAGAATAAAGAAGAAAAGAATCCAGATTCTAAAGAGCCCCCTAAAGCCCCCCAGGGGGCGGCTGAGGGTGAAAAGCCGAAACGGGCCAGGCGGGCGAAGTCTGTGCCGGTGTGGCAGGCGGAGAAGTTCGAGGGGTTCTGGAAGGCTTACCCTCGGGACGAGGACCGGGCGAAGGCGGTGAAGGAGTGGGACAAGCTCCCCCAGGACAGGGAGCTGATGCAGTATCACGGCGGCAGCGAGGACGCGCTCCTGCTGGCGATCTCCCGGGGGCTCAAGCGCCACCTGGAGAGCCGGGCGTGGAAGGAGGACGTTGGGATCCCCTACGCGTTCCGCTGGCTGCGGGATCGGAGGTGGACGGAGAAGTCCAAGCAGCGTCCGCCCGAGGCTTCGCTGTTCGCCTCCCCGCCGCCTCCCCCGGAGCCCCGGACCTTCCACACGGAGATCGTTAACGGGGAGGAGGTGGTGATCTACGATGAGAGGGATCGAGGCTGAGCAGGCGGTGCTGGGGTCGGTCCTCATCGACTCCCGGTGTCTGGGGGCGGTGGCCCGGGTGCTGCGGCCCCAGGACTTCGGCCTGGAGCTCCATCAGGGCATGTACCGGACGATCCTGGCGATGGACCGGGCCAGAGAGGCCATCGACCCAGTGACGGTAAAGGACCGGGCCCTCAAGGCCGGGGTACAGGTATCCAGAGGATACCTGGTCCAGCTGATGGACGTCACGCCCACAGCAGCCAACGTGGAGGAGCACGCGAAGATCGTCCGGGAGGAGGCGCTGCGCCGTGGGGTGCTGGAGCTCTGTGAGCACATCAAGGCCGAGACGGAGGCCCACGGGGATATCCGGGCGCTGCTGACAGATACCGCCCGGCAGGTGGCCCAGCTCCAGGAGGAGGGGATGGAGAAGGACCTGCTCAGCCCGGACGAGGCCATGATGGCGCTGTACCGACACCGGGAGCGGATCGGAGACGGGACGGCCTTCGTCCGCACCGGTTACCACGACCTGGACGAGCGGCTGGGCGGCGGGCTGCTGAACAGCGGGATGTATGTCCTGGCGGCCCGGCCGGGCATGGGGAAGACCACCCTGGCGATCAACATCGCGGACCGGGTGGCCCGGAGCGGGAAGGAGGTCCTGTTCGTCTCCCTGGAGATGGAGCCGGAACAGATCGACGCCAAGCGCGTTGCACGGGAGACAGGGATCCCGGCCGACCGGATTCTGATGGGCCAGCTGACCGAGGAGGAGGAGCGGTCCTTCGCGGAGGCAGCGGACGTGATCCGGGGCCTGACTGTGCATATCAACCGGCGGGACACAGCGACAGTGGACCAAATCGAACGGATGGCGCGGCAGGTCAGGGGACTGGGCCTGATCGTGATCGACTACATCGGCAAGATCCTCCCGGATACCAGAGGGCGGGCGCCCAGCCGGGTGGAGTACATGACGGAGATCTCGGGCGCGATCAAGGACCTGGCCCGGCGGTATCGGGTGCCGGTGCTGGTCCTGTGCCAGCTGAACCGGGCGCCGGCCAGCCGGGCAGACCCCCGGCCGATCTTGACCGACCTGCGGGACACCGGTGCGCTGGAGCAGGACGCGGACGGGGTGATCTTCCTCTACCGGCAGGATTATTATAACGAGACCAAGAAGACGAAGAAGTCCGACCTGAACGTGAACGTGGCCAAGAACCGCCACGGCGCCACCGGGGACTGTACCATGGTCTTCGATATGGAGGCCAGCAAGATGATCACATCCCAGTACCGGCCGGTGGCCAGGCGGAAAGAGACAGAACAGCTGGGACCGACGAAGCAGACTTGGGAGATGTTGAGCGAACAGCTGACTGTCCCTTTTGACGAAGGAGGAACGACATGAAACAGACAGATAGACAGGCGGTGATGGATCGGCTGAGTGGTGCGGGGCAGGTGACGCCCACCCTGGCGGAGGGCCAGGAGACCGCCCCGGACACGGTCCGGGACATCGAAACGATCACTGGAGAGATCCTGGAGGCCAAGAGGGTGGGCGGCGAGGCCATCATTACCATCGGCCGGGGCCTGATCGAGGCAAAAGCCATGCTGAGCCACGGGAAGTGGCTGCCCTGGCTGAACGAGAAGGTGGAGTTTTCTGAGCGCACTGCCCGGAACTTCATGCGGCTGGCAAAGGACTGGACAAATCGGCAGGCGCTTGCCGATTTGGGGGCTTCCAAAGCGTTGGCGCTGTTGGCTTTGCCGGAATCCGAGCGAGAGGAGTTCCTTTCCGAGACCCACCAGGTTGACGGGGAGGAGAAGACGGTCATCGACATGACCTCCCGGGAGCTGGAGAAGGCGATCCGGGAGCGGGACGAGGCCCGGAAAGCGGCGGATGCTGCCAAGGTGGAGGCAAAGATCGCGGCTGAGGCTAGGGATGTTATCGCAAAGGACCTGACGCTTGCCCGTGAATTGCTGGACCGGACCAACATCGATAAGAAAGCGGCTGATGATGCTGTGACTGCTCTGGAAAAACAGCTGGCGAAGCTGAAGGCGGCGCCGGTGGACGTGGCAGTGATGGCGGTAGACCAGGAGGCCCTGGACAGGGCCCGGGCCGAGGGGGAGGCCGCAAAGGCCCAGGAGCTGGCCGATCTCCAGACCAAGCTGAACAAGGCCAAGGCGGCAAAAGACAAGGCGGAGGAGCAGCGCAAGGCGGCAGAGACCGCGTCCGATGCGCTCAAGGCCCAGCTGGAGGCGGCGGAGCAGGCGCGTCAGGATGCGGAGAGCAAGGCTCAAAAACAGGCCGCTGGCGCCGACCCGGACGTCGCCGCATTCCGGATCTACTTCGACCAGATCCAGGAGACGACGAACAAGCTGCTGGGCCTGCTGATCAAGGCCCGGAAACGGGAGGACCAGGTCACCGTTGACACGCTGGTCAATGCCCTGAACGCCCTGGGGGACGCGATGAAGGAGGCGGCGAAATGAGCGGCTGGTATGAGCAGGCCAAGGAAAAGCTGGAGAAGGGACAGAAGTCCGGCAAATATGACCGCTATGCTATGGTCATGAGACAGCGTGTCAGCGAGAAGCTGCTGGTCTTTTGCAAGCAGGAGGAGGAGTTTGCCCAGGCAGTGGTCCAGGGCGGGAGCTTCGAGGACTGCATGAAGACCGTCGCGGCGGAGGCGGCGAAATATGGAGACAGCGGAATCCCTGATGAGGACGCCTATAAGCTGGCCGTGTCCTTCTACTTCCCCGGGGCGGCGATTTCCGTGGTCATGCGGATCGACCTGTGCGGGAGCGTGCGGGGAGAGGAGCCGGCGGAGGACAACCTCCTGCGGCTCAACTTCGACGATTTCCTGTGAGGTGGGCGGTATGGCAAAATGCAATGTGGACGCCATCGCGGGCGCGGAGCTGCTGAGTCGTTTCTCCAGCTTCCTGACGGTGGAGGAGGAAGACCAGGTCAAGGGGAAGTTCACCGGGCTCTGTTTCTATGAGACCTTCGGCCGGCGGGACTATCGAGAGTGTTGCTGCACCAAATGCGAGCAGACCTTCAGCGTGGAGAAGGGGGACAACCGGGAGTTCTTCAAGGAGCATCACAACGACTGGACCCTTTGCCCCAGCTGCGGGGAGGAGGTCCAGCTGAAGAGCCTGGGGCGGATCAAGAAATTCTCCAATCTCCGGGAGACAGTCCCGGCTGTCTTCCTCCGGGCGGACAAGGAAGGAGCCCTGCTGATCTCCGCTGGGCTGGCCACCCGGAAGATCTCCGGCTGGAACGACCTGGCCCCCTGGGTGGAGTGGACGGAGAAGGCCCGGTATTACCTGGCCCCCGGCCGGACGATCGGCTGGAAGCGGTCGATCGACTACTATTTTGGGCTGATGATGGGCCCTCAGCCATGGACACAGATGAAAAACATCCACAAACCGTTCCAGAACGACGTTTGGCATAGCCGCTCCGACCATTACTGGCTGTTTGGGCTGGAGGCGCTGGAGGACTCCAAGTTCCGGTACTGTCAGATCGAAAGATGGTATCAGGAGGAGACGGGCTGCTGGCTGAGCGAGGCGGACAGCAAGGTCCGGCTGTGCGTCGAGTATCTGGCTGAGTACGCTCTCCACCCCCAGATGGAGATGGCAGTGAAGCTGGGGCTGACCTCGGCGGTGACCGATCTGTGCGAGGGCAGGAAAAACCACAGGGATCTCAACTGGAGAGCAGACAAGCCCTGGGATCTCCTCCGCCTGAACAAAACAGACGCCAAAGGATTTTTGAGACAGCCCTCCCTGCCGCTGCTCCAGTGGATCCACCGGGAACAGAAGGCCTGCCAAGGCATAGCGGTCCGGGATATGATCCAAATATGGGCGGCCGCCGGCTCCGCCGCCCAGGCAGAGAAGCTGGCGTCCTGCGCCCTGCGGTGCCAGGTCAGCGCCCAGCAGGCGCTGCATTATCTGGAGCGCTGGCAGGGCGGGACGGTGGCCCAGGGGGCGGAGCTGTGGTACGACTACCTGGATATGGCCGGGAAGCTGGGATATGATCTGGGCCGTCCCGATGTGCGGATGCCTAAAGACCTGCGGGCGCGGCACGATACAGCGGCCCAGACCCTCCAGACGGAGGCGGATGATAAGGCAGCCAAGGCATACGCCAAGCGGCTGAAAATGCTGCGAGAGAAATATGCGTTCGAGCTGGACGGCCTGCGGGTGGTGGTCCCGGAGACGGCCAGGCAGATCGTGGAGGAGGGCAAGATCCTCCAGCACTGCGTGGGGGGCTACGCCGCCCGGCATATCCAGGGCAAGACCACGATCTTGTTCCTGCGGCGCTCCCGCCGGCCGGAGCGGTCCTACATCACCATCGAGATGTGCGGCACCGGTCAGACCGACATCATGCAGATCCATGGATACAAAAACGAGGTCTATAGGGGATCTGTCAGCCCCCGAACGCGGTATGAGCACTTTTTGTCCGTGTGGCAAAGCTGGCTGAAGGCCGGGAGCAGACGGGACCGTCAGGGCAGGCCGGTCCTGCCACAGAAGACGAAAGGGGGCGCGGCCTGATGCTGACCATCACGGTACAGGTGGACAGGCCGCCCGGCCAGGCGATCGGCGCGAGGATAGACGCAGAGTGCGTTCGCTGGATGCGGCTCCCGCCGGTGGGGTGTGATTATGGGGACAGGCAGGGAGGGACTGCGGAATGCTGACGATCACGATCCAGGTGGATCGGCCGCCTGGGCAGGCGGTCGGGATCAAGGAGCAACTGGCGATGGCTCTGGAGCATATCGGCGACGTCCGGGTGGTGTCGGTGACAGAGACCCACCCGGAACAGATAAGGATAGGAGGTAACGATGGAACGACTGACTGATGTGTGCTGGAGGAATTTTGACCCGCAAAGAAGCCGAGGCGGCGCTGAAAAAGAGGGAGGAGGCAGGCAATGAGACTGATTGATGCGGACTGGCTGTTATCGTTTATTCGCTTGGACGAGAAGGTGATTGCACCGGAACAGCACACAGCACAGGATATCATTATGATGGTTCAAGCCGCCCCTACTATTGAGCCACCGCCCAACGACCCACTGACCCTGGAGGAGCTTCGGGAGATGGGCGGGGAGCCTTATTGGCATGTTGGTTTACAAAAGGGAAGCGTACCACCACATTGGAATATTCTTGAACCATTTGCTGCAAAGCATATTGAAAATTTCTATTACGGAAAAAATTGGTTGGCCTACCGACGTAAGCCGGCGGAGGGAGAAAACTGATGGGATGTAGATATACAGAAGTCGTGGAATGTCTGGATCATTCCCGGTGCTCCACCTGCGGTTGGTGCCCAGATGTCAGCCGGAGGCGGCGCGCGATGCTCCGGGATGCTCAGAGTTCGAGACGGCGGGTCGTGCAGCAGCTGCGGGACTATCAGAAGCAGTACAGCCAGCGGTGCTTCGCGCCGCTGGCCCTCCAGATCGGGGGACGGGTGGACGAGGCTCTGCTGAGAGATATCAGCGCCGGATATGTCCCGTGGCTGCCGGAGGCCGATTGGGACCGGATCGGACAGGTCCTGGATCTGGTCCTGGGAGAGGAGGGATAGGATGGCGAAACTACTAAAACAGATCCAATGCGGCCGCCTGGTGTGTGCGGTGGCGTATACGATGCCGTCGGGCGGAGACTCTCCCCGGGTCCGGGCCCAAAAACAAAAAGCAAGCACCGCCGCGCGGGAACGACTGAATGCCCGCACATCGTTCCAGAAATTGGAAAGGACATTGGCCGCGAATTTCGACGATGGGGATCTGTATATCACACTCACCTTTGACGACGCCCACCTGCCGGAGGACCGGGATCAGACGGTCAAGAAGATCAGACGTTTTTTGTCGAGGCTTCGGGCGGCACGCAAGACAAAAGGCCAGCCCCTCCGCTATATCTATGTGGTAGAGGGGCACTGCCCAGGGGGACGGCCGCATGTCCATGCTGTGGTCAACTCTACCGGTGACGATCTGGCCGACATCAAACGGCTGTGGCCCTATGGGGACAACGTCGAGGTGCGGCGGCTGACCTTTGGCAGAGACTATACCTATGAGGATCTGGCCAGCTACCTGACCAAAGAGCCCCGGGAGTGGGGACACCCGCAGGTGGGTGAGCGGACCTGGGTCCCCTCGCTGGGGCTGGCCAGACCGGAGCCGACGACGGATCGGGTGCCGGATAATGTGACGCTGACCGCTCCGCCCGAGGCGGTGGTGGTATCTAAGGAGGGGCCCATCGTCAACGGATACGGCGAGTGGTGCTGGATCAAGTATCTTTTGCCTCACGCTCCAGGGGCCCGCAGAGCCAAGGCCCGAAAGAGACAGCGGAAAAAAGAATAGCTTTTCTATACTTTTCTGTCTTGGGGGTATATATATTTTCTGGACATCAGGAGAGAAAGAAGGTGAAATGCTTGCAAAGGATGGCGAGCTGTGCTAAACTGGTCGTGACAAATGGATGGGTCACTTGTCCAGTCTGTAAGCGTAACCGACGCCTGCTCCGGGTCGATCCCGAGACTGTGGCGCGGAGACTGCCAGTCTATTGCCGGGACTGTAAACGAGAGATCATCCTAGATATCGACAGAGGCCAGAGCGTTGAACGCCGGAGCCCATGACCGACCAATGGTCGGATCGTGGCTCAGGCGTTTTTGTTTTTCCTGGAGGTGATAGCCCGGGAGGACAGCGAGGCCAGGCCGGAAGGAGGCGCGGCATGGATTACAAGTCAGCCAGGTGGCGGCGGCTGAGGGAGCGGGTGCTTCGTCGGGACAGATACCTGTGTCAGGAGAATGCCAGATATGGCCGCAGGGTCGAGGCCACAACGGTCCATCACATCTGGCCCGCGGAGCTGTATCCAGAATTTGCCTGGTGCGAGTGGAACCTGATCGCTCTTAGCACCGCAGCACACAACGCCATGCACGACCGGCAGACCGGAGAACTGACGGAGCTGGGGGAGTCCTGGAGGAGGAGGACCCCCCACCCTCTAGGGGGTACTTTAGTACCCCCTAGGGACCGGTGAGGGACAAGGATCTCCAATAGAGCGAGGGCTGGGAACTTTTTTGGCAGGGAGGTGAGGGGCGAAATGGCGGCTCCGGCTACTACTAAGGCGACGATAAAAAACCAGACCGTGAAAGACATGAAAAAACTGGGGGTCTACCGGCCGGAATATGACCGGCTGATCGACATCTACGCCGGGCTGTGGGAACAGTATCACAGACTCATGAAAGCCTATGACACAGGGACGGGGTACAAGTACGCCGCCAAAACGGGAGATGATAGCGTAAAGCGATCGCCCTTGGTTGCCACCATTGAGGCCGTTCGGCGGGATATCCTGGCCTATTCGGACCGGCTGTGTCTCAACCCAAAGACGGAGCGGGACAGCAAGCTCCCCCCACCGGGCAAGCGATCCAAGTTGGAGGAGGCGCTGCGCGGTGACCCGTAAAAAGGCCGCACAGCCCCGCTTCCAAAACCAGGCGGAGGTAATGGAGTATGTCAGCTCCATCGTGGAGGGGCGCAAGCTGGCCTGCAAGGAGACCAGGCAGGCCTGTGAGCGGTTCCTCCGGGACCTGGAGGATCCCCGCTGGGACTTCGACCCCACCGACGCGGAGTTTTGTATCCGGATCATCGAGCGGACCTTCGTCCATGCCCAGGGGGAAGCCCTGGACGGGACACCTATGCGGGGCAGGCCTTTCCTCCTCCAGCCTTTCCACAAGTTCATCATCTACAATCTGGTAGGCTTCCTTAATGCCGGCACTAAGACATGCCGGTTCCATGAGGCGGTCATCTACATCCCGCGGAAGAACGTGAAGACCTCTTTTGCCGCCGCCCTGGCCTGGGCCCTGTCCATCCTCCGCCGGCGCAGCGGCAGCAAGTGCTACATCGTGGGCGCGGCCCTGAAGCAGGCGCTGGAGAGTTTTAATTTCATCAACTTTAACCTGGAGGAGATGGGAGAGAAGCAGAATTTCCGGGTGATCGACAACAACCAGGAGCACAGCATTTCTGGCACCATCGGAGACGGCAGTATCTTTATCCAGGCCCTGGCGGCCAACCCAGACGCACAGGATTCCCTCAACTGCAATATCGGGATTGCCGATGAGGTCCACGCCTACAAATCCCCAAAGCAGTACAAGATTATTCTGGACGCTATGAAGGCCTACTCTAACCGACTGATGATCGCCATCTCTACCGCCGGCGACCGGATGAACAGCTACTTTTACCGGCGGCTGAAATACTGCCGGGCAGTGCTGGACGGGACTAACACAGATGAGCAGCTATTTATTTTTATGGCCTGCGCTCCCCAGGACCCGGATACCGGGGATGTGGATTTCACAAACCCAGAGGTCCTGGAGATGGCAAACCCCAGCTATGGGGTGACCATCCGCCCAGCGGATATCCTGGCGGAGGCGATTCAGGCCCAAAATGATCCTCAGATGCGCAAGGAATTTTTTGCAAAGTCGCTAAACGTCTATGTAGCTGCCATGAAGGCCTACTTTAAGATTGAGGAGTTCCGGGCCAGTGACCAGAGGTATAACTGGACGCTGGAAGATTTGAAAAAACTGCCCATCCGCTGGTACGGCGGCGCCGACCTGTCCAAGCTCCACGACCTGACGGCGGCGGCCCTGTACGGCACCCTGGAAGGGTACAAGCGGGAGGACGGTGAAATCGTAGATGTGGATATCATTATACCACATGCCTGGTTCCCCGTGGTGGCCGCCCATATCAAAGCGGATGAGGATAATATCCCCCTGTTTGGCTGGAAAGAGGACGGCTGGCTGGATATGTGTAATTCTCCGGTAGTCAACCACATGGACGTAGTCAACTGGTTCAAGGAGAAGCGCCACAGCGGCTTTAAGATCAAGGAAGTTGGTCACGACCGGAAATTCTGCGCAGAGTATGTGGTGGGGATGAAAAAAGCCCAGTTCAAGGTGGTGGATCAGCCCCAGTATTTTTGGAAGAAGTCCCAGGGGTTCCGCAGGATTGAGCAGATGGCCAAAGCCGGGTGCCTGTACTATCTCCACTCGGACGCCTTTGAGTACTGCGTCCAGAACGTCCACGCCATCGAAAAGACCGACGACATGGTACAGTACGAAAAAATTGAGGATAACACCCGCATTGACATCTTTGACGCCCCCGTCTTTGCGGCGGTGCGTATGCTGGAGGACCTGGAGAAAGAGGAGAAGAGAAAAGGATGGAAGCGGTAAAGACATTTTATTTGTGCGATGGCAGCGTGGAAACCTGCAAGTGTACGCACTGTTATAAAACAGGTGGACCATGCCGCCATACCCAAAACGCTGCTCATGCCCTAACCACAGGTGATAGCAAAGAGTTTGTCCGTATCGGAGACAATCTTTTTGAGAAAGGACCAGAAAAATATGAGCAAAAAACGTAAAAATCGCGGCAACCAGATACGGGACGCTGACCGCCGGTCTGCCGCCTGGCTGCTGAGCGACACGGCCTATGATACCCTGTGTGTCTCCGGCTACACCCGTCTCAGCGAAAATCCAGAGGTGCTGATGGCGGTGAATAAGCTGGCGGGGCTCATTGGCTCCATGACTATCCATCTGATGGCCAACTCTGAGGGCGGGGACGTGCGGATCAAAAACGCCCTATCCCGCAAGCTGGACATTGAGCCCAACAAGTACATGACCCGTATGACCCTGGTGAGTTGGATCGTGCGGACACTGCTGCTGTACGGTGACGGAAACGCTGTGGTACTTCCCAGGACCAGCGGAGGCTATCTGGAGGACCTGGTTCCCATTCCGCCCTCCCGGATGTCCTTTGTCCCGGACGGCGGCTATGGCTACCGTATTCTGATAGACGGCCGGGAGCACGACCCCGGCCAGCTGCTCCATTTCGTCCTTAACCCGGACCCGGCTCAGCCCTGGCGAGGCATGGGGCTGCGGGTGGCGCTGAAAGATGTGGCGGCCAACCTGAAACAAGCGGCGGCCACCAAAAAGGGATTTCTGGCGGACAAATGGAAACCAAGCGTTATCATCAAGGTGGATTCTTGGGCGGAGGAACTGCGCACCCCAGAGGGCCGGGAGAACTATCTGCGGGGATTTGGAACGGATGAGCCGGGAAAGCCCATCGTGATCCCCGCCGATGGGATGGAGGTCATCCAGGTTAAACCGCTTACCCTCAACGACCTGGCAATCAACGATTCTGTCTCTCTGGACAAGCGTACCGTGGCGGCCATTCTGGGCGTTCCCCCCTATGTGGTGGGGGTGGGAGCTTTCAACCGGGAGGAGTGGAACTCCTTCATCAACACTACGGTTTTGCCCTTGGTAAAAGGGCTGGAGCAGGAGCTGACCCGGAAACTGCTCATTAGCGAGGACCTGTTTATCCGGATGAATCCCTGGGCGCTGTATGCCTACGATGTGCAGAACCTGGCTTCTATCGGTATGAACATGGCAGCGCGAGGACTTATGCTGGGGAATGAAGTTCGGGATTGGCTTGGATTAGAGCCAAAAGAAGGACTTAACACACTGAAAATATTGGAAAACTTCATTTCGTTGGATATGATTGACGCTCAATTGAAGCTGGATCAATCAAAAAAAACTGAGGGAGCGGGAGGTGAAAATGATGGATAGGCGGACAATGGCCAGCCGTACCACCCAGTACCGGGCGGCGGAGGAAAACGGCGAGCTGTACATTGAGGGCTATTTCGCGGTATTCAATAGCATCTATGAAATCGCCCCAGGCCTGACCGAGAGTATCGCCCCCGGAGCTTTTTCCAGCACCCTGGGCAGAGATATACGGGCCCTCACCAACCACGACACCACCCTGGTCCTTGGGCGCAACAAGGCCAGCACGCTGGAGCTCCGGGAGGACGGGAACGGGCTTTGGGGCCGGGTCTGTATCAATCGTGAGGACAGCGACGCTATGAATTTGTACCATCGGGTACAGCGCGGCGATGTAAATCAATGCTCCTTCGGCTTTAAGATTTTGGCGGAAGACACGGAGTACCGAGAGGACGGCTCGGTCCACTTTACTATTCGGGTGGTTGAGCTGTATGAGGTTACGGTAGCCACCTTCCCGGCCTACGAGGAGACCGCCGTGGCCGCCCGCAGCGCTCAGGCAGAGGAGATCAAGCGCCGGACCGCCCAGGCATGGCGGGAGACCATGAAAAACAAATTGAAAGGGAGTGCGACCTGATGGCACTGAAAGCGCTGCTGCTGAGGAAGCAGCTGGGTGACAAGAACAAGGCCCTGGAGGTCCTGCGGGCCAAGGACGCTGAGCTCCAGGCCCGAGAGGCCGAGCTGGAGACCGCCATCGGCGAGGCGGAGTCTGAGGAGGACAAGACCGCCGTAGAGGGCCTGGTGGACGAGTTCGAGCAGGACAAGCAGGCTCACGAGGAGGAGAAGACCAAGCTGGCCGGCGAAGTGGAGCAGCTGGAGCAGGACCTGGCCGCCGAGGAGGCCAAGCAGACCCCGCCCGGATCCCCCGCGCCCGCCCCTGACAACGCCCCCATCGGAGGGGAGAGAAAGGATGATCGTATCATGAGCATGAAACGAAGAGGCTTCACCGGTCTGGACCGCCAGCAGCGGGATGCCTTCCTGGCCCGGGAGGACGTGAAAGATTTCCTCCAGCGGGTACGCGCTCTGGGCAAGGAGCAGCGGGGCGTCACCGGCGCGGAGCTGACGATCCCCACCGTGTTCCTGGAGCTGATCCGGGAGAACATCTCCCGGTACAGCAAGCTGATCGGGAAGGTGGCCCTCCGGTCTGTGCCCGGCAACGCCAGGCAGACCATTATGGGCACAGTGCCCGAGGCGGTCTGGACCGAGATGTGCGCCAACCTCAATGAGCTGTCCCTGTCCTTCAACCAGATCGAGGTGGACGGCTATAAGGTGGGCGGGTTCATCTCCGTCTGCAACGCTGTTCTGGAGGACAGCGACCTGGATCTGGCCAGCGAGATCATGGACGCCATCGGCCAGGCCATCGGCTATGCCCTGGATAAGGCGATCGTCTATGGAACCGGCACGAAGATGCCTGTTGGGATCGTGACCCGTTTGGCCCAGACCGCCAAGCCCAGTGATTGGGGCGCCAGCGCCCCCGACTGGAAGGATGTGAGCGCCACCAACCTGGTGACGATCGCCGGCAAGACCGGGGCCGAGCTGTATCGGAGCATCATCCTCGACGCAGGGGTGGCCAAGAGCACCTATTCCCGGGGGCCCCTCACATGGGTGATGAACGAGACCACGAAGGCCCAGCTCACCGCCGAGGCCCTGTCTGTCAACGCCGCCGGGGCCATCGTCTCCGGCCAGGGCAACACGATGCCGGTGGTGGGCGGCGATATCGTGACACTGGACTTCATTCCCGTGGGGGATGTAGTCTTCGGCTACATGGATCTGTACCTGCTGGTCCAGAGGGCCGGGGCCCATCTGGCCCAGAGCGAACACGTCCGGTTTTTGGAGGATCAGACGGTATTCAAGGGCACTGCCCGGTACGACGGGATGCCCGTGTTCGGCGAGGCGTTTGGTCTGATGAATATCGCCGGGAAGGAGCCCACCACCACGGCCACCTTCCCCCCTGACACAGCCAATTCGGAGACCCCTTAAGGGCGTCCCTGGACGCGCTGGAGACAGGGACGCGAACTACTGCCAGCAAGAGGAGCCGCAAGAAAGTCTCAGATATCGGGGAGGTGTAGCCCATGGATGAAAAGTCCATGCTGATGATCCTGCGGCAGGACCTCCAGCGGACAGGGGAGCTGCCCGGTGAGGAGGCCTATCTGCTCCAGCTGCTCCAGGCGGCCCGCGCCAGTCTGGAGCGGCAGGGGGCCCGCGAGGAGGAGAGCGCAGACTGGTATCAGACGGTGATCTCCACCGCCGCATGGCTGTACCGGAAGCGGGTCAGCGGCGAGGCGGAGCCCCAGTATCTGCGGCGGATGCGGATGGATCTGATCGTCAGTCAGCAGGCGAGGGGGGACCGGGATGCTCCATGATGCGGGGATCGCCGCGATCTACCAGGTGGAGGAGGGGGCAGGACCGCCCCCCGCCGCCCCCCATCTGAAAGAGAAGACACGGCATCCCTTCGGGGAGATGACCGTGGGAGTGACCAGGTTCTATTCCGCCGCCGCCGCGGGGAAGACGGTCAGCCGCCTGATCGAGATATGGCGGGACGACCGAATCGACGTCCGGGACCTGTGCAGGATCGGAGCGCGGTGGTACAACATCCAGCAGATCGTCCCCACGGCGGATGACGACGGCCTGCTGGTCACCCGCCTGACCCTGGAGGAGACGGACGGCAGTGCATGGGAGGGAGAGTATGGCGATCAGAGCGGATGATCTCACTGCGGCCGTGTCCGCCATCCTGGACGATTATGCAGAGGACGTCCAGGAGGCGGTGGCCCAGGCGGTGGAGGCTACCGGGAAGAAGACGCTGAGGTCTGTCAAGGCCAAGTCCCCGGTCCTCAGCGGCCGCTATAAAAAGGGATGGCGGATGAAGAAGGAGCGCGGCGGCGTGTTTGGGACCCAGGCGCATGTCACGATCCACAACAAAGAATATAGGCTGATCCATCTGCTGGAGGACGGACACCAGAAGGCCGGCGGCGGCCGGGTGGCTGGTATCCCCCACGTTCAGCCAGCCTATGAGGAGGCGGCGCGTCTGCTCCCTGAGCTGACGGCCAGGGCGATCGAGGAGGCGGGGGACCGGTGACCTACCAGGAACTGGAGCAGCTGCTGGCCCCCCTGGGCATCCCCTTCACCTTCCACCACTGGGAGAAGCCGCCCGCTCTGCCCTACGGAGTGTATTACGACGACGGCACCGAAAACTTTGAGGCGGACGATATCGCCTATGCGGCGATCCGCATCTGGCGTATCGAACTCTATGTCCGGCAGCGGGATCCGGCCCTGGAGGAGCGTCTGGAGGACATCCTCACGGCGGCGGATCTGTTCTGGGACATGGGTGCGGACTACATAGAATCGGAACGGTTCTATGAAGTATCTTATGAGATCGAGGTGTGAAAATGGCGAACAAAGTAAAATTCGGGCTGAAGAATGTCCACTATGTCCCCATCACCACAGGGGACGACGGGACGGTGAGCTATGGCACGCCGAAGCGGTTGGCCGGCGCGGTCAGCCTGACCCTGGACGTGCAGGGCGAGGAAGTGGAGTTCGAGGCGGACGACATGATCTATTACTCCTCCTACTCCAATACGGGCTACAAGGGCAACCTGGAGGTGGCCAACATCACCGACGACTTCCGCAAGGACATCCTGGGAGATCAGGAGGATGAGACGGACCACGTGCTGATGGAGTACGCCTCCACCGAGGCCAAGCCCTTCGCCCTGCTGTATGAGATCAACGGCGACAAGAAGGCAACCCGGCGGGTGCTGTATCACTGCACGGTGAGCCGCCCCGGGGAGAACGCCACCACCAGCGGCAAGACCAAGACCCCCCAGACCGACACCATGAGCCTGACCGCCGTGCCTCGGGCCGACGGCCTGACCCGGGCCCGGACCACGGAGACCACGCCGGACGCGGTGTTCGATGGTTGGTATCGGTCTGTGTGGGAGCCCGGCGCAGCCCAGGCGTCTGCCGCAGCGGAAGGGGTGGTGTGATCATGGAGACGACGATCAGGATCGACGGCCAGGATGTGCGCTTCAAGTCCACGGCAGCGGTCCCCCTGTTGTACCGGAGACGCTTCAATCGGGATCTGTTTCGGGATCTCCTGACCGTGTCAGAGGCGATGAGCGGGAGAGACGCCAGCAGTACAGATCTTCCTGTCCAGGCACTGGCCATCTTCGAGGATCTGGCTTATATCATGGCCAAACACGCAGAGCCTGACACGGTGACCGACAGCCCGGAGGAGTGGCTGGACGGGTTCTCTATGATGCCAGTCTTCGCGGTCTTTCCTGTGATCCTGGACCTGTGGTCCGGGAACGTCGATGGGCTGGAGGAAAGTAAAAAAAAAGCCGAGCAACTGATCGAGAGCTTACGACAGCGCTTTTCCTCCTCCGCGCTGTCCAGCTCGGGATCCCCCTGCGGGACCTTGAGCTCCTGACCGTGGGGATGCTCAATGACATGTATGCGGAGGCGGCCAACGACACTTTGGACTGGCCTGAGATGGCCACCCAGGAGGATATGGACCGGATGCTGTGAGGTGAGAAAATGGCAGGCAACCGTGTGAGAGGTATCACCATCGAGATCGGCGGCGATACCACACAGCTGGACAAGGCTCTGACCGAGACCGACAAACAGCTGAAAAAGACCCAGACCTCGCTGAAGGATGTGGAGCGCCTGCTGAAGCTGGACCCCGGCAACGTGGAACTGCTGACCCAGAAGCAGAGGCTGCTGGCGGATGCGGTGGCAGGGACCCAGGAACGGCTCAGGACGCTGGAGACCGCGGCGGAGCAGGCAAGTGAGGCGCTGGCCAGCGGGCAGATATCTCAAGACCAATATGACGCATTGCAGCGTGAGATCATTGAGACCCAGCACGATCTGGAGGAGCTTACCCGGACTGCAAACGATTTTGACATCGATCGGGCGATCCAGGACGCAGAGGAACGGCTCAATGACCTGCGCGACGCGGCGGAGGACGCCGATGACAGCATGGACGATCTGACCGACTCCTCTGACGGGGCCTCCGGCGGACTGGGCAGGCTAAAGGGTATCGCCGGCGGCGTGGCCATTGCTATAGGGCAGAAACTGGTGGAGGCGGCGATCTCAGCTGCGCAATGGATATGGACTCTGGACGAAGCCACTGAGGAGTATCGGGTCGCCATGGGCAAGCTCAACACGGCCTTTGAGGTGAGTGGGTTTAGTGCGGAGGCGGCGAAGGAGGCTTATCAGGGCTTCTATAACATCCTGGGGGATACCGACACGGCCACCGAGGCATCTCAGCTTTTGGCTCAGCTCATCGACAATGAGGAGGACATCGCTAAGTGGACCAAGATCGCCGCCGGGGTGTATGGCACCTTCGGCGACTCTCTGCCCATCGAGGGCCTGATCGAGGCCGCGAACGAAACGGCCAAAACAGGACAGGTCACCGGCGCACTGGCCGATGCGCTCAACTGGGTCGGCATGAGCGAGGACGAGTTCAATGAGAGTCTGGCAAATACCACCAGCGAAGGGGAGCGGGCCCGGCTCATCATGGGGAACCTGACGACAGCCTATGGAGAGGCCGCAGACGCGTTCTATGAAAACAACGAGACGCTGATTGAGACCCGGGAGGCCCAGGCCGAGCTGAATGAGACCCAGGCCAAGCTAGGCGAGTCCATCGCGGACCTCAAGAATAAGTTTTTCGATCTCTTTGGACCGTGGCTGATCGAGGCGATAAAATTCACCACAGTTGCGCTGGAAGGTATCATATGGGTCGTCAACAAGATCGGGGAAGGTCTGGCCTGGCTGGCGGACAAGATCCAGTTCGTTTTGAGCCTGATCCCCGGATTTGGCGGGGCGAGCAAAAAACTGTCTAGTTTGGCACAGCAGGCATCAGCCGCAGGAGGCGGATCTCGGGAAGGGGCTTATTCTCTGCGTCCTGTCACCGCCGAGAGCCTGCCCTATCTGGCCCAGGGGACCGTGACCCGGCCGAACAGCCCCTTTATGGCGGTGGTGGGGGACAACCCCATGGAGCCGGAGATCGTTTCCCCCTACTCCACGATCAAACAGGCCGCCCTGGACGCCTTCGCCGAAGCAGGCGGGCAGACCGCCGCTACCCGGGTGACGGTGAACTTCACCGGATCTTTGGCCCAGTTCGTGCGAATGCTCCAGCCCCAGATCACGGCGGAGACGGTCCGCCGGGGCCCACAGTACGTGAAATGAGGAGGATGATCATATGGCCGGGATCCAGATGGACGGCAAGACCTATCGGGTGAGGATCGTGCGGGACAGCATGGAGGAGTCCGCCCAGCTGTCTGAGGGGCCCAACGCCGGCGAGATGCTTTCCGGCCTGCGGGAGCGGGACCTAGTGGGCACCTACTACGGACACTCCATGTCAGTGGAGCCAGACCCCAGGTATCCCCAGGACTATGATCAGCTCTTCGAGGACCTGGCCGCCCCCGTCCCATCCCACAGCGTGACCATGCCCCACGGGCAGGGGACCGTGACCTATCAGGCCATGGTCTCCTCCGTGAGCCGGAGGCCCAGCGGCGTGCTGGCCGGCGTGCGGCGGTGGAAGGGGCTGACGGTGGCCTTCGAGTCCATCCGTCCGGTCCGCGTACCAGGAGGCGGAACATGAGCCACAAAATCGTATATGAGCGATGGACCTTCCCGCCGGACCGCATCGAGGCCGGGGACCTCCATCTGGCCTCCTCGCTGCTGTCCTCCTCGCTGGAGGTCAGCAGCCTGTTGGTCCGGGTGGTGTGCGGCGACCCGGCGATCCTGGACTTCCAGCGCAACGCCAAGCTGCTGTACTATGCCCAGCCGGACCGGCCCATGATCTTTCGGGTGCAGTCCATCGAGCGCGCCGGGCCGGAGCTCTATGAGATCTCCGCCACCAGCACCCTGGGCCTGCTGACCGAGGGCCAGCATATGGGCGGGATCTACACCGGACAGACGGCTGATACAGTGATCGCGTCCATCTGCGGGACGATACCCTTCGCGGTCAAGCACGACCTGGAGGAGATCAAGCTCTATGGCTGGCTGCCCATCGCGGCCCCCCGGGACAACCTGGCCCAGGTGCTCTTTGCCATCGGGGCGGCGCTTAAGACCGATCTGGACGGCGTGCTGCGCATCGAGAGCCTGTGGGACGGGATCTCGGGGACGGCGGACCGGGACCGGATGTATCAGGAGGCGGCAGTGGACTACGCCGCCAGGATCACCCAGGTGATCGTCATCGAGCACCAATACGTCCCATGGACGGAGGAGGAGCAGCTCTTTGAGGGCACCGCCCAGGCCGGGGACATCATCACCTTCAGCGAGCCCATGCATTCCCTGTCCGCTTCTGGCTTCTCCATCCAGGCCAGCGGAGCCAACTGGGCCCGGGTGTCCGCCGGGTCAGGGGTGCTGAAGGGGAGAAAGTATCTGCACAACACCCGACAGGTGGCCCGGGACGTCCAGTCCGCCCAGGAGCCCAATATCAAGACCGTGGAGGACGCTACCCTTGTCTCCCTGGTCAATTCCCAGGCCGTGGCCCAGCGGCTGGCCGACTACTATAAGTGCCGGGAGACGGTGGACGCCCCTGTGGTCTATCGGGGGGAGCAGCCCGGCGACCGGCTGGCCACCTATCACCCCTTCGACAAGACCGGAGTAGACGCCTGCCTGGAGAGCGTGGATATCACCCTGTCCAACACCCTCAAGGCCCAGGAGAGGAGCCTGGTGGGGTTCGTGCCCAAACAGATCGAACAGCTTGTTACATACGATCAGCGGGAACTTTTGACCGGAAGTGGTACTTGGACCGTTCCAGAAGGCGTATCCAGCATCCGGGCCGTCTTGATAGGCGGCGGGCAAAGTGGAGCTGCTGGGGCGGCAGGCGGAAATGTTCTCCTCACATCAAAGTCGTATACCTCAGGATCCTTTTCAACACCTTCCGCAAATGGAGCGTCTGGAGGTAAAGGTGGCGCTGGAGGTGCGGGCGGAAAGGTCCTGGAGGCAACGATAAGTGTGACCGCAGGACAAAAGATCGCTTTTTCAGTCGGTCCTGCTGCGCAAAATACAACGTTTGGCACTCTGTCATCTGCGAATGGAGGCACTATGCCCATTGGGTGGACCGATCCCATTACTGGAGATGTATTTGCAAAGCCTGGAGAAAAAGGTATGGATGGCGGCAAAGGCGGAAACGGTGGAGCACGAGGCGAAAGTGTCGGCTCTCATCGTGGAGGCGTTCCGTATACCGAATTATTGAATACAGGCAAAGAATACGTGACAGCCTCCTGGGCTGGCTCCGGCGGCGGCGGTGCCTCTGCAACGGCTGATGGTAAATATGGGATGACCTATCAAGTCCATTTCAGCGGGTACGTAGGATCCAATACGATCACGAGCGGAAATGTCTCTGTGAGCCCCCGCGGTGGGGGATATGGCGCCGCAGGCGGAAAAGGAGACGACGCAACAGTCCCAGGATGTGGAGGGAACGGCGGGCATGGAGGCGGCGGAGCAGGTGGTGTATCTACAGTCTCCGTATCCCTAAAGATGCAAACATCGGGAAAAGTGACTGGATCATACAGCGGTACATGGATTGAAGGTGGAACCGGCGGGTCAGGCGGGTCAGGTGCTCCAGGCTGCATCATCCTATACTATGGTGCCGTGAAAAAAGTACCCGCCGGCCAGTTGGTGGATCGAAACAACAGGATGGTCCTGGACCGTCTGGGTCGGCGGATCATCGTTTAAGGGGGGATCTTGATGACGATCGAACAGCTCCAGGCCCGGGTGGCCCAGCTGGAGGAGCAGGTGGCGGCGCTGTCCGTCCAGGCCCTGGCCGCAGAGACGGCCCCCTCCGGATATGCCAAGAGCAAATACAGCGTGGAGGAGATGGACGCTCTGCTGGACAAGGTGGCGGCGAAGGGCTGAGTGTGCGCCGGCGTACACCTTTCGCCCCCCGCCCGCCAAGGGCGAGACCAAAGAAAGGAGCGATCTGAATGTTCGAGCTCTATGCGGAGCAGAAAGATCTGACGGTCCGCCGGCGGGAGCCGGTGACCAGCGGGAGCGTCAACGTCACCCCCGTCCAGTTCGCGTTCTCCGGGGCCTGGGAGGGCCTGGAGCGTACGGCGGTGTTCCGGTCAGGGGACGTGACGAGGACGGTCCTGCTGGACGGCAGCGGCCTGTGTGAGGTCCCCTGGGAGGTGCTGACGGTCAGCGGCCGGCACCTCTTCGCCGGGGCCTATGGGACACGGGGAGGAGACACGGTACTGCCCACTGTGTGGGCGGACCTGGGCCTGATCCTGGAGGGGACCGCCCCCGGAGAGGGGGCCCGTCCTCCCACGCCGGAGCTGTGGGAGCAGGCGCTGGCCCAAAAGGGCGACGCCTTGGACTACACCCAAGAGGGAGAACTGGGGCTATGGTCGGGGGACCGGCTGCTGTCCTCCGTCCCCGTCGAGGGGGGCGGCGGAGGGGGGACCAGCGACCACCGGAGACTGTCCCACCGGGACGCGGAGGAGCAGCACCCCATCGCGGCGATCGCCGGCCTGGCCCAGGAGCTGGAGCGGATCCCGGAGCCTGTGGAGGCTCTGACCAACACTGAATTGGAGGAGTTGCTGAAATGAGCAAATACCTGGACGAGAACGGTCTGCTGTATCTGTGGAGCAAGATCCGCGGGCTGGTTGGCGGCAAGGTGGACAAGGAGGCGGGCAAGGGCCTGAGCTCCAACGACTTCACCGCCGCCGACAAGACCAAACTGGACGGGCTGGAGAACTACACCCTCCCCGCGGCCACTGCGGACGCCCTGGGAGGAGTGAAGGTGGGAGCGGGGCTGGCCATCGCTAACGGCGTCCTGTCCGCCACCGGCGGCGGCACGGCGGACAGCGTGGACTGGTCCAACATCCAGAACAAGCCGGACCTGGCCCTCAAGAGCGATCTGACCAGCCTGTACCGCTATAAGGGCAGCGTGACCAACTACGCGTCTCTGCCCAGCTCGGGCAACGTGACGGGGGACGTGTGGAATGTGGAGGCCACCGGCATGAACTACGCCTGGACCGGCGAAGACTGGGACGCCCTGGGCCAGTCCTTCGAGATCCAGGCCATCACCAATGCGGAGATCGACGCCATCACCAGCGGGGTGTGAGCCGATGGGATACTTAGATAACGCGGGGCTGGCCCATCTGTGGGGGAAGGTGGCGGAGGCCCTGAGCGGGAAGCAGGACACCCTCGCCCCAGGCGACGGCGTGTCTTTGACGGGACCGTCCATCAGCGTCAAGATCCCAGTCCATGAGCCGGTCACTTGGTCGGAATATAACGCACTCACCCTCGAACAGAAAACGAATGGGCTCTATTTCATTCTTTCGGACTTGGAAGAGAGTGGCCCTGAAATAGATGGAGGACCAGAGGAGTCCCTGCCAGGGCCAGAGGAAGGACCAGAGGAGTCCCTGCCAGGGCCAGAGGAAGGACCAGAGGAGTCCCTGCCAGAGCCAGGGGAAGGACAGCCGGAGCCAGGAGAGGGAGAGACAGTACCTGATGAAGTGATCCCGGATGAGGGGGGCCTAGATGAAGTAGCCCCGTGGGAGGTCAGCGCGCTGAGGCTGAATGGAGTGGAGATCTTGCTGCCATATGCTTCTACGGAATATGTCGATACCGCGATCGACGGCGCAGTCAAGGGGGCATACTGATGAGCCTGAAAAGCCTCTTCCGCGATATCGCCAACGCCATCCGAGAGCAGGATGGGACCACAGCTGATATCGTAGCCAGCACCTTCCCGGAGCGTATCCGGAGCATCCCCACAGGAGTGGACACCTCTGACGCCACCGCCGTGGCTGGGAATATCCTGGTCGGTAAGACCGCCTATGCGAAGGGAGTAAAGATCATCGGTACGATCCCGTCCCAGAGCGCACACACGATCGTGCCTGGAACGGTCAATAAGACCATCGCAGCTGGGACGTATCTGTCCGGTACGCTAACGGTCCGTGGGGACAGCAACCTGAAGGCGTCCAACATCGTACAGGGAGTTAAGATCTTTGGTATCACAGGGACCTTTGACATGAGCAAGGTGCCAAGGCTCACGATCGATGTCGAATGGGAAGGGACACCCTGTGATGCTGACGCTGTATGTCCGGACGGGACGGTGATCATTCCTGTCCGCACAGAAGAAGATGGAAGTTATTTTACATTCACATTTATCGCGCACCAATACGGAAAGTATACCATCCGATGTGACTCTGATACTGGAGTTTATTCTGGAGATGTCACATTTGTTTCGGGTGGGCCAACGAACAAAAGTATATTTTTGACGGAATGGGGACGATGAGCAGCGCCACGCACGCTCCCCGATCATCACTAAACTTTGAACGAGAGGAGGCATGACGAGATGCCTGACTGTAATGACTGTGTGCTGATCCCCCGAGTGGAGGCGCTGGAAGAGGCGAACAAACAGCACAGCAAGACCCACCAGGGGATGTACGACCGCCTGCGGGCCCTGGAGACGGAGAACGCCGTCCAGAATGCCCACTGGAAGAACGTGGACAGCAAGCTGGACGAGCTGACCGCCATGGTCCGGGACCTGACCGGCAAGGCGGGACGGCGGTGGGACAAGGCCATAGAGACCATCCTGGTGGCCGTGGTCACCGGGGTTGTGTGTTTCCTGCTGGGGAGGGTGGGGCTGTGACCTACGAGCTTATCCATATCACGCTGCGGGACGTTCCGGCAGAGCAGTATACCGCCGTCATCCAGCTGCTGTCCGAACTGGGCCTGTACGATCGGGCGGCGGTCACTGTGGGGGAGGCCGGACGATGAGGAGAGACCCCATAAAAATCCGTGTAAACGACAAACTCTGACAGAATAAAAGAGAACGACTCAGTCAAGAATGGAAATAATAAC